GGCATTTTTAACACACACTAAAAAACATATACAAATGGGTGAACAACAAACGGCAGTCGATTTCTTTTACGATTTTATTAAAATACACTGTGATAATGACGTAGAATTATACGAAACATGCGTGCGAGCTTTAAAACAAGCCAAACAAATGGAGAAAGAGCAGATAATAAAAGCAGATTTAGCTGGAGTAGAAAGAACTATTGCAAAATTTAATGAATATTTACCTCTTCCTGATGTATTAAATGTTTTAAAAAACATTAAACAAGGCATAGATATACATGAAGAAGGAGAACAATACTACAACGAAACATACGCACAACAATAAAACACACACACCATGCTTAACGTAATCAAAAGCGCAGTCAAAGAAGTCAAACACGCCATGGAAAAGGTAACCTATCAGGACCCTTGGAAGACGCAGGAGGGTGGCAACCACTACAAAGATTTCAAAATCCAACCTGCTGACTTTATCCATGCGAACAATATCCCATACCTGGAGGGAAACGTAATTAAGTACATCTGCCGTCATCGGACGAAGGGAGGTTTGCAGGACCTTCGCAAGGCACAGCATTACATTGAATTGCTAATTGATCTTGAATACCGTAACCAACTTGCCGGCGAATGATGCTTGAAAGTGCCATACAAAGCAAGGTCATCAAGGAACTTGAGGCGCACGGTTGGTATGTGGTCAAACTGATGCAGACCAACAAGAATGGCTTACCGGACCTTATTGCGCATATGGAGGGCCGCACCATTTACATGGAAATCAAGCGGCCGAACTTTCGCCCGACACCCTTGCAGGATTTACGGCATAGAGAGATCAAAAGTCACGGAATCATGGTACACACCATCCGGTCGGTCTCGGATTTGTACCTTTATGCTATACTTACCACCGATTATGACACCGCAAAAGATAGTAGACACGGCGAGAAAGTATCTTGGGCAGACGGAAAAGAACAACAACAGCGGGTGGATCGACCCGACATTTGAGGCTAAGATGAAGGCCGTGGGTTGGCAGATAGGCCATTCATGGTGCTGTTATTTCACTGAACTAGTGGCCGTCGAGGCCTTTGCCGGGGATGCCGACAAGTTGCAGGCATTTAAGCATCTGTTTCAGGCATCTTGCACGGCTACATATGCCAATTTCAGCGGATCAAGCAAATTCAAGGTGGGTAAGGTGCCGAAGGTCGGGGCCTTGATTGTGTGGCGTCTTGGGCAGGGATGGAAAGGTCACATCGGTATCGTCGAGGAAGTAGGGGATGGATGGATCAAGACCATCGAGGGCAACACGAACGACCAGGGCGGCCGTGAGGGCATAGAGGTGGCACAAAAGCGCAGGCGGTACGCCTGGACGAACGGGCCGGGGCTTAACCTTGTTGGCTTCATATATCTAGTGTGAAGACGCAACTGGCTAAGGAATACCGGGCGAGATATGGCAATGAGATGCCAAACCTGAAGCTGGCGCGCATCATGTATAACGAGAACAAATTATTGTTCTTTGACGTCGAGGACGCGCGCAAGTACGTCCGATATATCGAAGGCAAAACAATCAACAGCGGCCCTAAAAAAAGAACTTACCCACGTATGCCAGACAGACCACGAAACCCGTATAAGTTGCCTGAAAGTGCGACAAAGGAATATGAGCCATACGACATACCGGAAACAAGACTTTTAATCCTGTCGGACATTCATATACCTTACCACGATGTCGATGCACTTTCTGCCATCCTAGATTTTGTAACAGGCGAAGAAATTGACGCCATCCTATTAAATGGTGACGTGCTTGACTTTTACGGTCTTTCACGTTTCACAAGGGACCCAAAACAGCGCAGCGTTGCCGAGGAACTTGAGACCCTGCAGCAATTTTACGCGGCCCTGAAGGATGCGCTTCCCTTACCGGTGTATCACAAATACGGCAACCATGAGGAGAGGTATGACCATTTCCTATGGACTAAGGCCGCCGAGATTGCAGGGGTGCCTGAGTTCAACCTGGATAATGTCATCACGAACAGGATGCCGGGGGTCAAAATTATCAAGGACAAGCGCATAGTTCGTTTTGGACATTTGTCCATCATACATGGACATGAGTACGCCAGTGGTATCTTTCAGTCCGTCAATGTTGCCCGTGGCCTGTTCCTAAAGTCGAAAGTGTCAAGCCTGCAGGGGCATGCGCATCAGGTGTCCGAGCATACCGAGACGGACATGAATGGCAAGATCACCACTACCTGGTCCGTCGGTTGTCTTTGCGACATGCACCCTGACTACGCCAAACTAAACAAGTGGTCCCAAGGCTTTGCCATTGCTAGGCGTGACGGCGATGATTTCAGCGTCAAGAATTACAGGATTCATAAAGGCACTATACTATGAGCCATGAAATGGACATCATAACAGAAGAAGAAGGCACAGAATATAATTACACCGACTTGATTGACAACCAATTAGGTGTGATTACGCAACTGATGAGTCTTGACATTGAAGTATATGATGCCCTTGCAGAAGAGCGCATAAAAGCCATATCGAACGCCATGAAAATTATACATAAGTCCCAGCGTGCCATTCTTGAATGTCTTTGAGTACATTTATCGCCCTGGTTGTTTGATACACAGGTAATTCTCGGTCTTTTTTACTTACAACACACACCAACGTCATGAAAGACCTGATTCTTGAATTGCATCAGGAAGGCATCCATGTCCTTCCATTGCAGCACAACGGTCATAAGTTCATTCATCCGAACTATTCAAGCAAGTTCGACACAGGCTTCAGCACAGAAGAGATCATGTCACTGATTGACGCAGGGTATGATAACGCCTACGCTGTCATGCACGGAAAGTGTAATCCTTTTTTGAAGGCCCTTGACTTTGATGAAAAGAATGCACCAGGAAAAGACCTGTACGCCACCTGGTCGCGAATCATCGACCCTGACCTGTTGAGCAAACTGGTGATTGAAAAGACACGCAGCGCAGGATATCACGTCTATTTTCTATGCGAGGCGCAAGTAACTGAGAAGGCCCTCGCATCAAGTGCCACCGGGTCGGAATGGATAGCCTGCCGATCGGCGGCCAACAATTGCGTGACATACGCCGCACCGTCACCTGGATATGAATACTTGCAGGGGTCATTATTCGACCTGCAGATGTTGACGCCAGACGAAATGGCGGAACTGTGCGATGTGGCTAAGCAGCTCGACGAATACACGGGCGAAAAGAATACCAAGTCCACCTACCTGCCGGCCGTGCAGGTGCCTGCCGAGTATAGCGCAGCCATTACCAAGTTCGATGCCGACTGTGATGCAAGTTTCATCCTTGATTTGTTACGGCAGAACGGATGGACCATCGGCGGCCGAGTGCATGAAAAGCCCGTAAACGGTGAAAAATGGCAATACGTCAAGGTATGGCGGCCTGGGCGAGCCGAATCGGAGCCTTCATCAGGTAATTATTGGCTCAATCGGAAAAGATTATCCATTTTTTCCACATCGACGGATTTCCCTGCCTTTGACAGCGGGCAATCGTTCAGTCACACGCCATCAAGGGTGATGTATTATCTCAATGCCAAAAGTTGGAAGGCAGTCATGAGACAGATTGAAGGGGTTGCACCGGACATGCAAATTGAACTGCCGAAGGTGACGCCGATGGCCTTTCCGACCCCGACAAGGGGCGGGCAGGATGTGTGGAGGGTAGAGGTGAAAGGCATCATTGAATGGGCCGAAAATGCGGGGTATCGGTGGATGCGCATGTCATCCACTGATGACACGGTGGTGCAGCTCGTTCGGGTGGTGGACAATATCATTTACCACTGCGATGAAAAGGATCTTCAAAGGCTGTACCGCGAGGAAGTAGCGCGCAACTATGCAGGCGAGCATGAAAGTAGGGTCCTGCTTGCCTTTATGCCTCAGATCATGAAATACATGGCGGCCCTGCCAAACTTTGAAGGCACACTGATGCGCGATGAAAGGCATGCCAGTTACATCTACTTCAGCAATGGGGCATTGCGTATTACAAGAGACAACGTCGAATTGAACAAGTATACCGACCTGCCGGGGTGTGTTTTTTCACGCAACATCAAACATTTTGAGTTCAAGCAGTTTGAAGGGATGGGTGATTTCGGCAGGTTCCTGAAAAATGTGGCCCACGATGATGACCACCTACGATACATGATGTCATGCCTTGGCTATATGCTGCATGATTACAAGCTCCGCAATTTTGCCAAGGCCCTGATGATGATTGAAGATGTAGAGGACCAGGATGAAGCCCGTGGCAGGTCCGGCAAGGGCCTCATTGCGCAATTCTATGAATCCGTCAGGACGTGCGTGCAGCAGGACGGAAGGAATTATAAAAGTGACAGCCAGTTCAAGATGCAACAGGTCGTTCCTGGGGTGCAGGGTTTCCACCTGAATGACCCGGCACCGACTATCCTGATGAACCAGTTTTATAACTACATCACGGATGATTGGCTCGTGGAGGCGAAGGGGAAAAAGAGTTACACCATCCCTTTCCGCATGTCTCCGAAAATCATGATTACGACCAACTACCTGCCGAACCTTGAAAGCGACAGCGACAAAGACAGATTCATAATCATGTCGATAAAAAAGCACTACGGCAGCACACACAGCCTGCGTGATGACTTTCCTGGCACCATTTTTTTCTCGGATGAATGGACGAATGATCAGTGGATGGAGGCAATGAATGTTGCAATCATGTGCATCCAGTTGTACCTGAAGCATGGCGTTATTTCATACACCAATGCCCAAATGGATCGAAATAATAATCAACGACTGATAAAAACACTGGTACCGGAAAGCATCATTGACACCATCGAACAGGCCATGGAGGCATGCAAAAACAGCAAGGATTCCCAAGAGTTTGCCCATGCTTTGAAGCCTTACGACCTTAGAAAAGACATGACCGAGAGTATGCAAAAGGCTTTCGATTGGAAGAATAGAGACACCTTGATTATTTATAAATCGGCCCTATACCAGTACATCAGCAAGGCCCATAACCTGAAAAATATGACCGATCGGGTGTTCGGAAAAAAGGTAAAAATCTACATCGACAGGTCCGGTTATGTATCGGAAACCACCCGAAACAACCATACAGGAGTGCGTATAACAGTGCAGTTACCACATTCATTTAAGCGCACTGATGGGCCTTCAACTGCACCAAACGAAGACTTAACTGCACTTGAGGATTCGCCGTTTTAACATTTTACCATCTTTTACCATTTTTATGAGTGCAGTTAACTTGAAAATGCAATTGAAAAAATGTAACTGCACTCGTTTGACTGCACTCGCAACCTATTGGTTCTCAATGCTTGCGGAAGCCAGTGCAGTTAGTGCAGTTAAATTTCCTATATTTTATAAGGTATTAAAAAAATAAAATAATATATATATATAGATGAATACCGGATTTTAACTGCACTACTGCACTACCCATATTTGCTATGTACTAAATGCTATATCGATGGAACGATACCATTTGCAAATTTTAGAGGTTCAAACCAAGGGTGTCAAGGTTCACGGACCCCTGACCCCGACCCTTGCGGTTGAATGCATCACCCGCCTACTGAAGGATCAACCGTTAGCACATGTCGGGGAAAGTGCAAGGGTATGGGTGGTGGACCTTGACACCGGGGAAATTAAACGGCCAACATTAAAACTGCACATATGACAAAGAAGACACACACTGAACCGATGTACTACGACACACCAGAAAACAGAAAAACTGTGATTGACATTTGTGCTAGTTCAATGAACTTGACATCTGATCAGATGCTATCGAAATGCAGGGAGCGTGAATATAGCCTTGCGCGGTCCGTGGCAGCCAAAATACTGCGAGATCGTATGAGGCTAACCCTGAAGGAGATTGGGGCCGCTCTTGGGCATCCTAAGCAGCCAAAACACCATTCTAGCGTTTTGCACATGCTCAGCCTGGTCGATCAACTGCTATGGTGTAAAGACAGCCAAATGTGCAACCTTTGGGACAGCGTCATATACAGGCTGTCAAAAGCCATGACGCATGGTACAAGGGTCTTGGTCTATATCCCTGATGGGGACGATGGGCAGTTACTTAGGTACCTGACTGATCAGGACTACCGCCATGAGATTGTTGAGTAATTTTGCGCAATGAATTGAGTAAATTGTACAAATGGCTGAAAGACAAGATTTGTCTGTATTTGACTTGAAGAAAAGGGCAATGCTAGAAGCATTGGAACAGACGTTGGGAGTGGTCACACCTGCCGCCAGGATGATTGGAATGACTAGGCAAACACATTTCAACTGGATGAAGTCAGACCCGGACTATGCGGCAGCGGTCGAATCAGTGCAGGACATAGCATTAGACTTTGCTGAAAGCAAGTTGCACGAGCAGATCAAGGAAAAGGACACGATTGCCACCATTTTCTACCTGAAGACCAAGGGGAAAAAACGGGGATATATCGAGAAACAGGAAATCGCCGTGGATGCCACCATCCGGCCCATGATTGTACTGAATGGCCCAACAGAGGAAGCAAGTTGACGTTAATGGGTCGGTCATCCGCAATATCAAGTTGCTTGGAGACCCTAACGGTCCACGGTACATTTGCCATGAAGGTGGTGCAAGGTCGGGCAAGACTTACGGCATCATGCAATCACTGATCTATCACGCCATGCACCATGCAAGGCTAAAGATTAGCGTGGTGTCCCATTCCTTGCCACACCTTAAGCGGGGGGCCATGCGTGACTTCTTCGACATTTTGGAGGGGTGGGGATGGTACGACGAAGAGCAGCATAACAAGACCGACCAGATCTACACTTTTCCTGAAAGCGGGAGTTATGTGGAGTTTTTCGGCCTCGAGGACCATGACCGTGCCAAGGGACCCGGTCGGGATGTGCTGTTCTGCAATGAGGCCAACCTTCTCAGCAAGGCCCTTTTCGACCAGTTGGATATGCGGACACGGTCGAAGGTCATTACCGACCTGAACCCGTCCGACTTTGACGTATGGTGTTACCACCTTGCGGACGGTCCTGATGCGGTCAAGATTCACAGCACGTACAAGGATAACAGGTTCCTACCTGATAGCCAAAAGCGAGTGATTGAGGGGTACGCACAGGCAGACCCTATGATGTGGAAGGTCTTTGGCCTTGGCGAAAGAGGCGCAAGTCAGGAGCAGATATACACCCATTGGCGTATCTGCACGGAGGTGCCGGCCGGCGATACCTTCTATGGGCTTGACTTTGGCTTTAGGAATCCTACAGCCTTGGTGCGGGTGACAATGTCGGATGAAAGTGTGTACGTGCATGAATTGCTGTACCAATCTGGCATAAACACCGGTGAACTGATGCAGATGTTACCTGAACTGATACATGAGAAGTATGCCGAGATTTATTGCGATGCAGCGGAACCCAAGACCATCGACGAACTGTACCGATCTGGATTGAACGTCAAGCCGGCCGACAAGGATGTATGGGCAGGTATTATGAAGGTGAAAAGTTTACCTTTGTTCATCACCCAACAAAGTGGCAACCTACTGCAGGAACTAAAAAAATACAAGTGGAAAACCGACATGAACGGTAAGGTAATCGACAAGGAACCTGTCAAGGCTGACGATCACCTATTGGATGCCATGCGGTATGCCATCTTTACGCGAACCAAAACGCCACGGGTTACGTGGGGAGTGATATGACTATACTTGAAAGGCTGTTCGGACGTACTAAGGGGCTTGACCCGAATGTGTCATCCTATTCCTTCATTCCGGTAAACAACGGGCAACTGCTTACGCAGTTTGATGTGCAGAAGTACACAAACGCATACCAAGACAACGGGGATGTTTATAGCATTGTCTCTTTCCTTGCTCGCAAGGCCGCGTCCATTCCTTGGTATGTGTACAAGACCAACCAAGGCAGCAGGGCCAAGATGGCCCTTGAGAGGTATAAGAGACTGACAAAGGGCATCGGCCATCCGGGCGCACTGGATCAAGCCATACGCGAGCGCAAAGCAGCGTATGACGAAAACATGATCGCTCAGGACAGCAACACGGCGCAGATCCTTGGCCAACCGAACGGGTACCAAGGGACTGACCAATTTTTCGAGCAGTTATTCGGCATGCGGTTCCTGACCGGGGAGGGTTTCATATGGGGCAACGATGGGAACCTTGACAACGGAACGTTCACGGAGTTGCTGATCATGCCAAGCCAGTACATGGACCTAGTAGCAGACCCGAACGACTTGTTTGGTATTTCTGGGTGGTACCTGTCTGCCGGCACGGGCAACATCCCACTGGCCAAGGAAGATGTCATGCAATGGAAGTCCTGGAACCCGAATTTCGACGCCGTGGACCGGACACATCTTCGAGGTGTCAGTCCTATCAAGGCCGCATGGTACAACTACCTGATGGGCCTTGAATCAGCAAAGGCGGCATCCAAACTGATGCAGAACGGTGGAGCCAAGGGCGCACTGGTTCCTAAGGTGGTGGGCGGATCCATTCCGTTCGTGGATGAAAAGACAGCGGCCAACATGCAGCGGGCATTACATGACCGGGTGAACAACAACGATAGATACGGACAGGTGGCGATGCTGCAGACACCTTGGGAGTTTTTGAATTTCGGGCTCACCAGTAGCGAGATGGCATTGATTGACACCATGAAGTTCAGCCTAGAGCAATGGTGCCGGGTGTTCAGCATGCCTGTGGTTCTGTTCAGTGCCGACAACATGGCCGATAACAACTACCAAAACGCACTGCGTGACCTTGTGACCAACACCATCGTGCCGATGTGCGCCCAACTAAGGGACGAACTGAACCGGTGGCTTGTGCCTCGGATGGGGGATAAGAATGTGTTCATTGACT